GGCGACCTCCGACCCGAGGGGCTTGCGCCCCTTTCGCCCAAAGATTCAGAGTGGGTTAACTTGAGTCTTTGGAAAGTGGTCTAATCGCGTACCCCTCACCCGCAGGCATCACCCTGTCGGGCGACGCCTCGATGACGCCGCCTTCTTCGAGCGGCAGGATGGCGCACATCGTTGGCGTCCGGTAGAGCACTTCCCCTTCGACCACGCCCCGGAAGGGTCTGTCCACGAAGACCTCATCGCCCGCCGAGGGCGTTGCTTGCGTGACGCTCATCCCTGTGCCACCTCATCGAGCCGGTCGATGTAGGTCTGGAGTTGTTCCTTCTGCCCCTCGGTCAGGTTCCGGCTCGTCTTGAGGGCCGCGAGGCCATCCTTCACAGAGCGCACCTTTCGGTGTTGCTCGGCCTTCGATTCGGCTTCGGCCCGTTCCATCTCGGCGCGGAGGGCGTCACTCATCCCGACCACCTCCGAACTCGTCGGTCGTCGCATCGTCCGGGGCATCCGGTCGCTCGCAGACCTCCTCGAAGGCCTTCTCGATGGTACGCTGGCCCGACTTGAGATGGTCGGCTTCTGCCGCGAGGTAGGCCCACGAACCGAGGACGTAGGCCGGATGGGTCGCATCTTCGCCTGCTCGTTGCTCGGCGGCCTCGATGACCTCACCCTTGAACACGTCGAGGCTCACTTCGACACCCTCGCGCCACTTCGGGGCGAAGGTGCGGTCGTTGTCGAGTTCGATTTCTCGCGGCATCCGTTCCGCCCACGTCGGCATCAGCCAACTGTCGAGATTGATGATGTTGGCCTTCAGCATCTCGTCGTATTCCAGCGTCGCCGCCGAGTGAAGCGAGGCTTCCGCCGCCCGTCGCTCGATGGTTTTCGGGTCGGGGTGCTCGACCATCGTGCCTTGCATCTCGTAGACGACCCTGCTCTCGAAGGTGTCCCACTTCCGGGTCGAACCGCCGTCGGCCATCACTCGCGGGCCGAGAGCATCCTTCGCGGCCTCGGCGGCGTCATCGGACAGCATCACGCCACCACCTCCGGCTCGGCGTCGCCGTCGTAGTGGGCGGCCTTCCGGCAGAGCCAGTCGTGGGCGAACTGAAGGCTCGCCCCTTCGAGGTGGAGGGCACCGCCGAGGGTCCGTTGCATCTCGCGGTCGGTCACGTACATCGAGCCGTTCACTCGAAGCACCTCGAAGCCCCGGAAGTCGAAGGACTCGATGTGGCCGTCCATCATCCCCGCGATGAGGCCGATTTCTTGCTCGGTCGTCCGCTCGTTGCCGTCGCTCACGAAGTCGCTAACGTCACTCATATTGAACATCGTTGGAAGGTTGTGTCGGGTTGGTCGCTCGCGCTATTCGCCGGGAAGGTGCTGCGCCTCGAAGCGGTCTTCCCAATCCTCGGAGGATTCATCGCCGTCTCCCTCGTCATCGGCATCCTGCTCGGGGCCATCGTCCAGCATCGCCCGCACCTCTTGGCGGTCCATCGTCGTTCCGGCCCGCCGTTCGTTCACGTTGGCCGTGACTGACCTGCACTGCGGGTCACTCGGGCCTTGCATCTCGGAGCGATGCCCCCATCCTTCGTTACGGTGGTCGTCACTCATCGTCGGATGTAGTTCCAGATTCGTTCGAGAAGGGTCGGTTCTCGTCGGTCGGTCTGTTCGAGCGCGTCTTTCGCGGCTTCTGCTGTGGATTCGTCCATCATCGTCCTCGCTCGCAAGCCGTCACGACCTTGCGATTGTCCACGTCGATGACGACCTCGATGGCTTCCGCGACCATCTCGGTCGTGAGGGCCTTCCGGTCTTTCAGTTGGTTGATGAGATGCATCGTTGGTTCGTAGTTCGTAGCATCGCGGTCGAAGTCGGCGGTTCCTGCCGCCGCGCTCATACCGCCTCATCTCGCTCCTTGCGGAGTTCGGGCGGGAGCATCGTCGCTCGCTCGGCAGGCGTCTTGATGCGGTCGAAGTCTCCGAGGCCCCGGTGTCGGTCGGGATTGTTCCCGGCCTCCGGCCCCGAGTAGTAGGGGTTGATGCTCCACTCGGTTTCGCCGCGCGATTCGTCCGTGTCGATAGTGTCGATAGCGTATCCGTCGTTCATAGGGTGGTCAGCCCGGTTGGGATTCGGGGAAGGGAACCGCAGGCGAGGCGTCCCCGGCACCTCGCCCTCGATGGCCCGTTCCGGTCGTGAACCGGAGGGGGCGTGACCCCTACGGGCTAAGATTCGAGGCTACCCGATTCGAGTCTTTGCGGCCTTAGACCAGACCGTGCTCCTTGGCCTTCTGCTTCGCGTCCTCGATGGTCGCGCACTCCTCGTCGTGGGCGAGGAGGGTCTGGACGGCTTCGGGCATCTCGCCGCCGTTGTTCGCGTCGGTGTCCTGCGAGGCCTCATCGGCATCGTCCTCGACGGCTTCCTGCACGTCCTCGTCCGAAGCCTCGTCCGTGTCGCCCCCTTCCTCGTAGTCGGTGAGGCGGGGGTCGCCAGCATCGTGCCAGTTGCACGCTTCGTCGGGCGAATCGACCTCCTTCCGGCAGGGGGTTCCGTCCGAAGACTCACGGAGGCAGAAGACCGTCTCGCCGTCGTCGTCGCCCGAGGCATCGCTCGTGTCGTCGCCCTCGTCGCTGTCGCCCTCGATGGGGTCAGCGGTCGAAGGCTCGTCGGGGAGTTCGGTCAGCAGGTCAATCGCGTCCTGCACGTCCTCGTCCGAAGCCGCCGCGATGGGAAGCCGCTCGCCGCCGATGACCGGGATGTGGGGGCCTTCCTCCTCGCGGAAGCCGAGGGTGTCCGGCTCCACGTCCATCTCCGCGAACTTTTCCCGCTCGCCCGGCTTGAGGCCTTCCGTCTCGATGGTGGGAAGACTCCGGTACACATCGGCGTAGCGGAACTGCTCCGCCTCGGGGTCGTTCGGGAGGGGCTTCGGGTACGCCTCCGAATCGCCCGAGGTATCGAGGCCCGCGCCGAGCATCTTCGGGTTCTCGCTGGCCTGCCGGTCGCCGAAGGAGGACTTCGCCAGCGCGTAGGCCAGCCACAACTTCGCCTGCGGGTGAGCCTCGCTGTGCTCGCCGAGCAGGCGAGGGAGGTCCGAAAGGTCGTTCTCGTAGGTGTTGACGTTCGGAAGCGTGATTCCCGAGTCTTCCGCGATGGTGTCCGTTGCGGCCTTCGTGTCACCGAAGGCAAGGTAGTAGTCCGTCGTCTCGTTCGCCTCGTAATCGGGCGTCACATCGCCCGCGTCATCGCCCGCGTCCGAGTCGCCAGCGTTGTTCGTGTCCGATTCGACCGAAACCGTCTCGTTGAGTCCGAAAGCGTCGCTCATAGGTCGTAGTTGTGTCCCGCCACTATCGCAGGCGTGGGCTTCGCGTCCGATTGTTGGCCGCTCGGACGAAGCGGGGTCGGGGGCGAAGGCCGCTCGATGCGACCCTCGCCCTTACCGACCGCCCCGGCGAAAATCCTGCCGGAAAGGGTGCGGGGCTTCATCGCCGTGAGCACTTGGGCCTGATACCTGACCCTTCGTTCGCGCCGTTGCGCCATTTGTGTGCTTTCGACCCTTAACCGGGTTACTCGCTTGTGTCTACCCTCCAGCACTTCGCCGGTCGTACCTCGCGGTGCCTCCGCGAAGGCCTTCGATGGGTGACAGGTCCGTGGCAGTCTTTGGCTCTACCCCGGTGCCATCGTGGGCAATCAGTTGTCGGTCGGCCTCCGTCGGCTATCGCGTGGACGATTGCCTTCGCTCCACGCGAACCACCTTCCCCGGTTCCCACCCTTCGAGGCGTCGTTCACCCGTGAGGGTTTCGGACGGATTACCCGAAGGGGCCGGTGTTCCACCCTTAGCGGGCCGCATCGCTCCCGCACCTTCCGCGACGCTCTGCTTTCAACCCTTCCGAGGGAACCTCTGCATATCGCCCGCGTCATCGGTCCTTCACCCGCGAGGGCCAAGATTGGGCGCGTCGTTTGCGGTGTCTGCCCGGAGGCCGCAACAAGGCTAACTTCACGCGATGGGTTTCGGGTGCGAACTCGGGGCGTCCGTGGGCCTTCGGCCTTAACCAGCCTTCGGCGACCCCTTTAGATATTCGGCGGCTCGTGGCACATCGCGGGTGTCCCCCGCGACTTGTCGAACCGTCCCGCTTTGAGTCATCCCCCTTACGACCCTTGGGAAGGCCTACCGGGTTCAGACCATCGCGTACATCCCCTCCGGCCTTAACCAGCCGAAGGGTGCTCGAAGGCCCCCTTGACCCCACATATTACGTGTGGGGGCCGGAGCGGCGGAACACAACAGACCGCGTGTGTGGGTCCGTGTGTCCGCCGCCCGGCGCGGGGCGAGCGAGCACAGATAGTGCTAACGCCCCGACTTTACTTAAATCTGTCGAAACTCTGAACGCCGTTGATTTCGACAGGCTAACGGGGCTCTACCGCCGGAATCGGGGTTCCGGGGAACACCGCAGAACTCCGTTAATTCAACTCTCTCCGACCCTGTAAATTTCTCTGCCCCCTACTTAAACTCAGCGTCAAGAATCCGGCGGCTCGATGCCTTGAGACTGCCACAGACTGCCGTATCTGGAACTCTACCCCCCGAACCGCTTTCGGTGTCGGCAACCGCGGTGGGGTTCCGTAAGTTTTCGGCGCTGAGACTGCTGAACAGAACCGGGCCGCGGAGGCGCGCGTTTGGACCGGGACGCGCGGAGGGGGCGCGACGCGCGGGGCCTTCCCCCGGCGACCCCCGGCCCGGCGATAGAGGCCCGCGAAGCAATCGCCCGCGATGGGCCGCCCCCGAAGGGCCTTTGCCCCCGCCCGAACCCTTGCGAAGGCTCGCTGGAGCGGTCGCTCGCGGGAGTCAGCGCGATGAGGTCGCCCGCGCAAGCCCCTTCGCAAGGCCCCGCGCACCCTTCGAGGCCGCTCGCGCGGCTCGAAGGCGTTCGCTCGCGCTTCGCCCGCGCGTTGCCCCCTTCCAGAAGGGTCTGACCCCCTTCGCAAGGGTGCTCAAGGGTGCGTCGCGGGCGTCATCGAGCGGTCGCTCGGGCGGTCGCTCGCCCTCGCGCACGCGCAAAAAAAAGTAGCCCCCTTGGAAGGGGGTCTTCGGAAGGGTTCGCCGGTCGTTCGCTATTCGCGGGCGAAGGGGCTTCGCTCGTCCGGGTAGATGACCAGCCAAGCCTCCCTCGCCCAAAGGGCCTTCGCCAAGGGTTCCGTGACCCTTCGCTCGTCGCTCGTCCGGCGGCTCGCGGCCTCCGCGATGAGGTCGTCGCGGTGGATAGCGAGGTAGTGGTCAAGGGGGTGGTCGAACCCTTCGGGCGAGCCGTTCGCGGGGTCGCGCTCAAGGGCCTTCACCCTTGAAGGGTTCGCGTCGTCCGTCACGGGAAGGGGGTTCGCGGGCGATTCGTCCGTCGTATCGCGTGCGTCGTTGCTCATAGGTCGGAAGGTCGTGTCCGTAAGGGTTGGTTCGACCCTTCGCGGGCGAAGGGCGGGCGAGGGGGCGCAGGGGTTCGCGCCTACGCCCCTTGCCCGCTCGCCCCTCGCGGGCGAGGGTCGCGCGGTGCGTCGCGTCGCCCGCCTATCGCGGGCGTGTCGCGGGCGTTCGCCCGCTTACGCGACCTTCGCTTCGGCTTCTTCGAGGGTAGAAACGCTGTCGTCGTGTTTGAGCAGGGTTAGCGCGGCTTCGCTCGGGCCTTCGCCGTCGCCCGCGTCGCCCGCTTCGCCCGCGTCGCCCGCTTCGCCCGCAACCGCGTCCGTGCCCTCGTGCCGCCCGCAACCCGTTCGCTCGAACCCGGCTTCGGCAAGTTCACACCCTTCAGCCCCGCAAATTCCGAAGCCAAGGGCCTTGAAGAAGTCGGCCTTCGCTTCGCGGGCGAGGCCGCGTTCGCTGGCGAGCGCCTTGCCCGCTTGCGTGGCGAGCGCGTCGTCCGTGCGAGACCGGTACGCGCTTGCCTCAACGGCCTTCTCAAGGGTGTCAGCGTCCCGTTCCGTCAGGTTCGCGGGGGCCGCGTCGTCGCGGGCGAGGCCGAGCGTGGCGTGTGCGCTCTCGGGCGTGTCGCCCGCGTCGCCGTCGTTCGCGGATTCTCCTTCAGAAGCCTTCTCGTCGTCGTTCTCGGCGGATTCGGCCTCGCCATCGGGCGTGCGGACGAGCGTGTGCTCGCCCGTGGTCCCGCCCGTGTGGCCGTGCGGGGCCTGCGGGTCCACGTTCGCGGCCCAAGTTTCGCCGCAAGAACACTTGTACCCGGCAGTTTCGGCCTTCTCGGCGTCGCCATCGCGGGCGTCCGTGCCCGTGTCCGCGCTTTCGCCCGAGGGCGCGTCGCCCGTGTCGCCCGTGTCGCGGGCGTCGCCGTCGAGCGGAATTTCGGTTTTCAACCCCCCTTCGAGGGTGATTTCGAGGGTTTCGCCGGTTGCGTCAAACGCGAGCACGCCCTCGTGGGCGAGGTCGCGGGCCTGTTCTGCGAGCGTTGCCATCGTCGTCGCGGCATCGGTTCGGTCGGACATCGCAGGTAGTACTAACGCCCCGAGGGGTATTAAACCTTTCGACGGTTTCGCGGGCGACGCGCGGGGGGCCAAGGCCCGGCGGGCGCGCGCGCCTAACCGTAGCGGGGGTTCTGTGCGACGGAGCCTCATCGGAAAAGAACCCTCCGAGCCGGGGGTCGCGCATCGCGCACGCGCCATGCCGCTCTGCTACTTAAACTTAGGGGATACCACCCACGGTTGCCGACTGAAGGGTAGAACCTCTGAGCCTGCCGTTCCGACCGGAGATAGCCTCTCTATCTGCCGAACAAGGGTTGCCGACCGTGATTGAGAACCGCCGTGTTAGTTGCTCCAACCCCCCGAAACCAAGGGTTGCGAACCTTGCTGGAGCCTTCCCTATGGAGGGGTGGTTGCCGGGATGCCTGTTGGAGGGTTGCCAACCCGAGGTTGCCGTACTGCCTGCTGAGGGCCTTGCCAAGGGTGTCTACCCTTCGAGTAAGGGTGGCCGTGAGCGTACCCCCGCCGGCCCCCGGACGTAGGCTCACACGCTTGACGTGTTGCCACCCTTGCGCCCGCGACCCCGTACCCCCTGCGGAAGGGCGCGTCAAGCCTGCACGAGGCCCGCGAGGGTTAGCACACGAGCGCGGGTACGTGCGCGCGAAAGTTGGTAACTTGGCACGCGACGGTGTGCGGTGCTCACCTGATTTTCGGGGGGAAACGTCAGGTGGCCAACCTCACGACTAAGTACCGTCGGGGTGTTGCCACACCTATGCAGTTGCCTGACGAACTTGAAGCACGGTTGGAGGAGGCGGGCGTCGAACTGGAGGGTGAGCACTCCGCGGAGGTCATCGAGGAAGTCATCGAAGACGTGGAAGCACTCGATGAGCCGGGCGCGGAGGAGACGGGCCACTTGCTCCGCCGGATGATGCCCTCGGTCGAGACACCCACGGGGGACCTTCCCGAGTCCGACGGGGGTACGGGGGTCCGCGAAGGGTACGGTTCGGACTTAGTAGACTCGGGTTCTGACTGAAATTTCGGCCCTACTCCCGAACCTCGACGCGGTTCGGCTCAGAAGGCGAACTTCTTGCCGGTACTAAACCCGTGAGGGTTGTAATTCCGAAATACAACCTCTGAGGGTTGACCCCTCAGCGTTCCGACACGGCGGGGGCGACGAGCGCCATGCGGCGCGGGCGTCGCCCGGTGGGTCCCCACCCCCCACGGTATTTAAGAAGATGTGCTTTCATAGGAGTGGAACGGGTGCCCCGGACGGGCACCAGCCCTCGCGCGCGTGCTCGCGCGGAGGGGCATCCCCTAATGGGTGCTCCCCCAGTGGGTACTCGCTTCGTGGCAAACACTCGAAGCGCACCACTTCGAGGCTTACAGCACGGGATGGGACCCCCTCGGGGCTTAGTCCCCGAGGACTGATTCCCGTGTTCCAACTCGACAGCAAACACTCGCGGCGTCATCGGAAAGGAACCCGTTAGAGGGGTTAGACCCCGTGGGCTGGAACCCACGAGTTTCTACACTACGCATGGCTCAGAGCGAAGTCACGGGTGCAACCCCTCACGAGTTGGCAGAAATGCGGGTGGAACACCGGAGTTCTCCACTGTACGAGAATCACGGGGTTCCGTTCGAGGTTGCGTACTGCCTGACGGAAATCGGTAAGCAACCTGACGAGTACGACGGCCCGACTCGCCACTGCCAACGCCGCGCCTCGAAGCGAGACGACTACGACGGGCATCGCTTCGATGAGGCCGCCTACGCGCCCTCGTGTCCTTTCCACGGCGGCGACTTCTCGGACAACATCTCTGACGAGGACCGACCCGACCCGCTGACGGTCGCAATCCAGCACGGCGTCTACGCCGAAGACGAGCATCTACGCATGGACTTCAACGACGCAGAGCAGACGCTCTACGACTCTATCGTGGAAACGTGGCCGGAGGTCTACGGTTGGCCTTCGGAGGATGAGGACCCCGCGCGGTATCTCATGCTCCGCAAGGTGGCCACGAACGTCGTCCGCTCCGAGCGAGCGGAGGACTACCTCGATGAGGAGGGCGAGGTCCACTTCGCAGAGGTGTTCGATGAGGATGGCGTCGTCGTGGGCGAGGAGCCGGAGGAGAACGCGCTTTCGCGCGAGTACCGGCTTCTCGTGGACGAAATCATCTCGATGCTCAAGGAACTCGGCCTCACGCCGAAAGAGCGTCAGAAGATGGACACGATGGAAGCCGAGGAGCGCCAGCACGACGTGGTGGCCGATGTGGCACAGCAGGCGCTCGCCGACGGCGACAAGGACTACGACCCGACCGAGTTCGAGGAGGACTAAGCGATGCCGGGGAACGGCACGCACATCAAAGTCACTTCCGACGGCCCGGTTCGGGTCAACAAGAACGGCAAGGAACTGCCGTTGAACCCGAAGCAGGTGGCGTTCATCAAGCCGAAGCAGACGCCTGATTCGGGTCTACGGATGCCGAGCGCCGAGCGCGTTCGGCAGAAGAACTCTCACTTACCAGAGCACGCGGGACCGCCCGACGGCGGCCCGCCCGGACAGAACGATGGCTGACGACCGATACGAACCCGAGACGGAACCGTTCGCTTCCCGGTACACCCTCGTCCGTGACGCCGAGGTACGCACTTGGCGCGAGGATGAGGCGCACATGGACTTCGAGATGTACCGGGCGCTCGCTCTCCGCTACGGAGAGCCGGTCGTCGGCTACGTCGGGGGACTGCACTACCACTTCGCGCCGAGCGACGAGGTGTTCCGCGGCGAGTGCGCGGTCCCCGCGCACAACCACTCCGACCCGTCGGCGCTTCTCATCCAAAAGTAACGATGCCCGAAGACAACTTCACGCCCGACGAGGGCAAGGAATTTCGCGTAACGGACGACGGTAAACTGGAACCCGTCGAGGAAGACGACGTAGAGTTCGAGGAGGACCTGACCTTCGATGACTGACGAGGAAACCGAACTGGCACAGGCCTTCGCACTCGGCGTCTCCGCCGGGCAGATGCTCGGCGAGGAGCCGGAAGCGTGCTCGAACTGTACCTGCGGACTCGATAACGCCGACGTAGAGCACGAGGAACGCTACGTCGCCGAGCCGTTCGACTTCGGCGAGGACGTGCGCGACCTCCTCGTGGAGTACGGCGTCATCGAGGGCGATGAAATCGTTTCGAGCGTCCGGGTCTGCCCGGAAGAAGTCGTCGCCTTCGTCCGCGAGTAACGCCGCGGCTCATCGGAATCCTGCGCCGAACCCGGTCCCCGGCTGACGGCTTCGGCCCTTAAGACTCAACTCCAGCCGACTCAACTCTTACCATGACTACGCAACTTCACGACACTGGCGAGGAGTGGCTCATCGACAAGGCCTTCAACGGCGGCAACGGCGTCTCCAGCGTCTCCGTCGGCCTCTACAACGACGCGACCGACGCACTCAACGACAGCGACGACGTGGGTGCCATCTCGACCGAGCCAACCGGCTCGGCCTACGCCCGCCAGTCGCTCTCGCTCGGCTCGAACTTCTCCGCACAGGACGCCTCCGGCAACTGGGAGGCCATCATGGACGACGTGACCTTCGACACGTCGGACTCCGACCAGTCGGTAGATGCCTACTTCGTCGTCGTGACGTTCACGAGCGACGACAAGGGTGACTCCGGCGACAATCCTCACCTTCTGTTCACTGGGTCGCTCGACCAGACCTACGACCTCTCCTCGGTGGACTCGTTCACCCTGTCGAGTTCCGGCATCAGCATCAACTGACGCCGGTTCTCACCCCGCGTAGCACAGCGATGTAACTAACCTCCTCTTTCCGTACTTAGATGGCAACGACAGCTTTCGAGGCTGACCGCGTGTACCTCTCCGGCGACAGCGCCGGTATTCAGAACGCGGCGGACTCTGCTTCGGTTTCTTTCACTCAGATTTACGACAACCCTGTTGTCGTTGCCCATATCGCCACCAACAACGGTAGCCAATTCATCGACACCCGAGCGACCAACGTTTCAGGCTCGAGCTGTGACGTTTTCCAGCACGAACCCGACCAACAGGGCCACATGGACAACACGGTGACGTACTTCGTCGCCGAGGAAGGTGTCCATGAGACGCCCGAGGGCCATCACATCGAGTCGGGTACGCACCAGACCAAGACGGCCCACTGGGACGACCCGTGGAACGGAAACCACGTCGAGTTCGAGCACGACTGGAGTACGGCTCCGGTCGTCGTGGCGATGGTGAACACCCACAACAACGGTCTGTTCGCCAGCGTCGGCATCTCGAACGTCACCACGGACGGGTTCGACCTCGCGCTCATCTCCGAAGACGCCGAGAACACCCACATCGAGAGCATCGGGTGGATTGCCTTTCCCGACAACGGCGCGATGACGCTCGACGGCGTTCCGGTCGAAGCGTCCAGCACGTCATCCACGTCTGCGACGTTTTCGCAGTCCTTCAGCTCGAAACCCGACTATGTGGCCGACTCGCTGGCCCACGACGGGTCGAGTGACGTGGTGCGCGGAGCCTCGACGTGGAGTTCCACGGACATTAGTTGGTACGACGAGGACGGCGCACTCCCGAGTCCTTACGGCTACGTCGCCGTGTCGCCGGGTGCGACAATCTCGGGGTACGACGCCGCGTCGTTCCAGTCGGGAACGTTCGAGTTTCGCACTCCCTCGGGGTCTTCGTCCACTTCGGCGGGTTACGACGGCCTCGACGCCAACGGCAACCCGAAGAACACGGGCGGTCACTACGCTGGCACCATCGAGAACCGCGGAACGGTTCACACACCGCCACACGCCGAGACGGCGACGCTTTCGACGGACACGGCGACGGCGGACACGACCACGACGGCGGTAGCCACGGCGGAGTCCGCTTCGATGACGCCGCAGGCGTCCCGCGCCGACGTGACCGTGGACGTGACTACGACCAACGTCGGGACCACCGAACTGACGGTTGACCCCGCGACGGGTTCGACCACGGTCGTCCCGACGACCGGCGCGGTCGCAGGGGTCAAGCAGGCGACTGCCCAAACGGGCGCTACGTCGTCTGCTAAACAGGGAACTGTCGAAGCCGCGACTACCGTGGCTTCGCCCTCGGCGTCTACGACGGCGGTCGGCGTGACCGCCTCATCGAGCACGAGCACAAGGACGGCTTCGTGCTCGGCGGTCGTGAACGACGACGGAAGCGTTACGACTGCCGGTTCGTCCCCGGCGAGCGCAGAGCCGCACGTCGGCGCGACAACGGGCGGAAAGACTGCCACGACCGTTACCCCTTCCGGCGCTACTGCGGCGACGAGCGCCGCCGCTGGCGGGGCTTCCGCCGCCGAGACGATGCCGGTCGAGGCTTCCCCCTCGGCGTCGGCTTCCGGTAGTGGTCGGGAGTCAGCGTCGGCGTCGGGACAACCCGCGTCGGGCGGCACGACAGCCGTCGCCGATGGCGGCGTCGTAGCGTCGTCTGCTGGCGCTTCGACTGCGACACCCTCTACGACACAGACCGCGGCTGGAACGCTGTCAGCGGCGAGCGCATCGCCGAGAGCACCGGACGTGAGTCCGACCAGTCGTGGCGAAATCATCTCGGCGCTGGCCTCGCCGAAAACGGTCGTTCCCATCAAGGAAATGATTGGGAACGGCGTGGAGTCGGCATCGACCACGCCGAAGACCGCAACTGCGTACACGACCGTCAACGGCTCGGGTGTTACCGAGGCCGCGACCGCCGACGACGTGGTTGCGACCGCGGACACGACCGTTACAGGTCCGGGTGTTCCGACTACGGCCTCGGCAACGACTGACGGGGCCGCGACGACCGGAACCACCGCCACCGGGCTTCAGCCCACCGCGAGTTCGGTCACGGCGACGGCAGGCTCGTCGCTGACGGCTGACGCGGCAACCGCCGGGGCGTCGGCCTCGCCGGTTGTGGCGACTGCGGACACCAGCACGAACGCTGGTGGCATAGAGGACTCGCTGGCTCAGACCTTCGGGGTGGCCTCGAAGACCTCCTCGACCGCGGTCGTGACCACGGACGGGATGCTCGCGTCTACGATTCGAGCGTCGCCCGAAGCCGTGACGACCGCTACGGGGAGCATCACCCCGATGACGGCCTCGCCGTTGACCACGGGCTACGCCGGGGCAACCGCCGACGGGTCGTCGCCGACAGCGACCGCGAGCACGGCGCAGGCCGCGCCGCACGCTGGCGCGACTGGCGACGGGACCCAAACGGCTTCCCCGACCTCGAAAGTCGGAGACGGCGCGTCCTCGGCGACTGCTGAGGGCACGGTCGAGGCGTCGGCGTCGCCGAAAACCGCGACCGTGGACACCACGACGACCGGGCCGGGTACTCCGGCGACGGCGAGTGGCAGTCCGGCGACGGTCGAGCCGCACGCTTCGACCGGCTCGGTCGGGGCGTCGGCCTCGGCCTCTACGGTCACGACCGGCGGCGCTCACTCCGAAGGCATCAACGGCGGAATGACGCAGACTGCCGCGACGCCTCATCGAGCCGATGCTGGCCTCGTGGTCGATGGCCCCGAGGTCGGGGCGACGACGGACACCCGAGGTGGTGGACACTCCGGGGCAACCACCCACGGCGTGACCACCGTCGAGAGCCGCGACGTGACCGCAACAGCGGCGACGGACACCACGTCCGATGCACACGTCTCGTCTGCCACGGCGTCGCCTGTGACCGCCAGCGTGGACGCGAGAGCGACCGCTGATGGACACGCACCCTCCGGTGGTTTGACTCCGACGACCGGGGCTGGTGACACGGCGACGTGGGCCGGTGGAGTTACCGCTGGTTCTGCCAGCGGGGTGACGGCCAGCGCGTACACGACGACCCGGACGGCGAAGGTCGTCGGGGAGTCGGTCACGTCGGAGTTCGGCACCGGGACTTCGACCGCGACGGCGTTCATCGAGAGCGACGAGAAGATGCTCGTCACGCCGTCGGTTGCCAAGGGCCATACGGGAACGGTCGCACAGGCACAGACCACGCGGCTTGATGCCCTCGGCCACCAGCGGCTTGACCCGAAGACGGCCTCGGTGTCGGTGGTCCGGTCGGTGAACGTCGAGGTGCTACCGCTCGATGAGGCCTCCGTGTTCGCCTCGACGGACGCGGACGGCAACGTTCGGGCGGTAATCCCCACGGTTCGCGTCGGGGCAGGCTCCGCCGAAGTCGAATCGGTGGTGGTTGCCCACGAAGTGACGGTGGACAGCAAGGACAACACGTTCGCGTTCACCACGACGCTTCAGCGTTCGGGTGACTACGAGGCTGAAGCGGACACCGACTACGAGGCCGACACGAGGTACTAATCATGGACGCTGACTACGAACTCAAGGCCGGAGACACATCTCCGCCTCTCCAGACGCAGTTCACCGTTAACGGTGAAGCGCAGGACCTCTCGAACGCCGAGAGCGTCACGTTTCGGATGATGCCGCTCGGCTCGAACGAGGTCAGCGTCGAAGGTGACGCGCAGATTGTCACCGCCTCGGAGGGCGTGGCGGCCTATCACTGGCAGGACGGCGACACGAACGTACCGGGCCTCTACTTCGCCGAGTGGGTTGTGACCTACCCCGGCGGCAAGGAACAGACCTTCCCGAACGACGAGTTCGACCTCCTCTACATCAAGGACGACCTCTAACAGATGGAAGCGTTAGCAGAGCAGGCGGACGGGGATACCGAAGCCCTCCTCGAACGCTGGCAAGGACACCCAGAGCGGATTGCGGAAGACCTGTTCCGCACTCGGGACATGGAGACTGGCGAAATGGAGCCGGTCAACCTGTTCTATCCCTACCAGCCGAAGTTGATGCACGCCTACTTCTACGGCGACGAAAGCATCACCAACGTCTACAAGGGGCGACGCATCGGTGTCTCGTGGATTTTCATGGTATGCATCACGATAGATGGACTGACCACCCCGGACGCGAACTTTGCTGTCGTTTCCCGCACGCAGTCCCAGTCCGAGGAACGGCTTTCGGACATGGAGGACCTGCTCGAAAACTCCCGGCTCGGGATTAACCCCGATGACTGGCTTGAGAAGAACAACCAAGCCAAGAAGATATTCCCGAACGGGGCCACGGTGCGGGCGTTCTCGGGCGACCCGGACGCCGCCCGTGGGATGGACTCCGCGAAGACGGTCTTCGTGGACGAGATGGCCTTCCTTGAGGACCAAGAGGCCACGATGCAGGCCTTCATGCCGTTCATCAACCTCGGGAGCCACCGACAGATGCTCCAAGTGTCCACGCCGAAGGTCAGCAACGACCTGTTCTTGGACACGCACGAGCGGGGGTCGCCGACGGGCGCTGATGGCGTCATCTCGGTCAAACAACCCTCGTTCAAGAACCCCGAGGAGATTGACATAGAGCAGTCGCTCCACGAGCAGGACGTGGAGCCGGTTCGGCCCGACATGGACGTGGCGACGGTCGAGGCCGAGCGAGCGCAGGACCCGCAGGGGTTCGCGCAGGAGTACCTGTGTCGTCCCATCGCCGACGAGTACCGCTTCTTCACGAAGGAAGGTATCTTCGAGGCGATGAAGCGTGGGGCGGCCCACGTCGAGGGCGGCGAACTCCACGGGAAATACACGGGTTGGTCCCCGGCCACGCACGCTCGGAACGGCGGGCAGATGGTGATGGGGGTGGACATAGGCATCGACCGAGACGACACCGCCATCGCGGTGTTCGAGCACTCGGGCAAACACCGCCACCTCCGTTTCCACACTCTGCTCGACCGACAGGACTTGATGGCGATAGGCCTGAGCGGGCATCGGCCCGATGACCCCTCCGCGGTCGCAGACTACATCTACTGCGTCGTGAAGAACATGGGCATCGACCATGTGTTCCTCGACAAGACTGGCCCCGGTAAGGGGTTCCAGAAGGAGGTCGAGAAACGCATCGGTCGGAAGGCTCACGGGTTCAACTTCTCCGACAAAGAGGAGATAGCCCGGATGATGGGCGACTTCAACTACGCCCTTCACAACGACCTCATCACGTTGGTCCCTGACTCCTCCATCAAAGGCCAACTCGAAGCCATCGTCAAGGAACAGCGGCACGAAACATCGAAGCCGCGGTTCTCGGGGAAGAAGCACGCCCCGGACGGAAAGGACGACCTTGCGATGGCGCTCGTGCTCGGCGCGTACCCGCCGAACTTCAACGCCGAGCGACAGACGACGCCGGAACAGCGAGAGAACGTTTCGGAACCCGACCCGGAGGAAGTTACCGACGAGGACGACTTCCGAGGCATCATGCGGCGTGACGACGGACAGACCACGCCCGCCTCATCGAGTGAGTCCCCGTGGGGGACGCAGAACAGCCGAACGACTACTTCGAGTTTCAATTTCGGAACCTCTGACAGACGGACAGAGACAGACTACGAACCCCGTCACCCGCGTTAACATCTATGGATTTTGACCAGCAAGGCTATCGTGGCGAGTGGGTAGAACCCACTGACTCTGCGGACTTCGCCGCCGATTCCCCGAAGGGGGTCGTCGTCGCTGAAAACAGTGCAGGGACGACGGTCGGCGATACACGAGTCATCGAGCCTCCCGAAGACGAAATCGAGGAGCATCGCTCGATAGTTTACACCGACCCACACGTTCACGAAGCCATCGAAACGCTTACCGATTGGATTGTGGGTGACGGCTTCAACGTCCAGCCGCGGTCTTTCGCCGCGGCGATGGAGACTGGCGTCGGGCAACAGGCCGCCGAAACCGCACAGGGAGACACCGGACAGTCCGGTGGTTCCGGCGAGTCCGGTAACGGCGGCAACGGGGACGTGAACAACGTCCAGATGCTCCGACGGCTGATGAAGCAGTCGGAGTTCTGGAGGGTGTTCAACGACTGGGTGCGTTACGCCCTCATCGACGGCCACGCCTACATGGAACTGGTCGTTGAGGACGGGCAGTTCAAGCCCCGTCTGCTTCCCTCGAAGCGGATGAACCGGGACCTCGACCAGTACGGGAACCCGCAGAGTTACGTTCTCGAACACCCGGACGACGCCGAGGAAGACACGACGAAATACGCTCCCCACGAGGTAGCGGAGTTGTGGTTCCGCATGGAGGCCGGTGACGACTACGGTCGTTCCTTCGCGGAGCCGATTCGCCAGCAGGCGGATATTCTCCGCGACATGGAAATCGACTACGCCCGGTTCATCGCCACGAAGGCATACCCGCCTATCCTGTGGAAACTCGGCGATGACGAGCACAACTGGACCGAGGACCAAGTGACAGCGTGGATGGACAACGTGGAGAACATCCAGCCGGACTCGATGCTCGCGGCTCCACACGACGTGGAGACAGAGGTGGTCGGAACGACCTCGACCTCATCGAGCGCAGGCGCGATGAGGCTGGAGGAGACGTTCAAGCACCTCGAAAAGCGCATCATCACGGGCCTCGGCGTTCCGGCGCTCCTGATGAACATGACGGAGAACAGCGGCGAGACAGCCGCCGTGATGCCGTCGTTCAAGCGCCGGGTTACGCGGCTCCAGAACATCGTCAAGACGGCTGTTGAACAGCAGATTTTCAAGAGCCTGCTTGGCGGTGACAATCTGGAGTTCTCGGGAACTATCCCCGAGTTCGAGTTCGGCGAGCACTCGTCCGCCGAGAAGCGACTTGAGGTGGACAAACTCCTCAAGTTGTTCAACAACGGTCTGCTCACGCCCGAGGCACTTGCCGAGCGGGCGGGCATCGACCCACAGGAAGTCCCCGAGATGTGGGAGGACGCGGACCTGATGACCCTCCTCCAGCAGTTGTCGGGGCAGGGTGATGCCATCCAGAATCCCGAGGGCGGGCGACCTTCCGACACAGAAGGCGGCACCGAGTCTTCGGGAGGCGAAGTCGTTTCGCGCCAAGACCCAACTGAAGACTCGTCTTCGGGTCGGAACAAGAAGTCCGTAACAGAAGATGAAGGATGAACGACAAATCTGACCCCCGGATGGATGGAGGTGAGGTTCCCTCTGACGAACTTGCCATCCTTCATCGGGTCGATGAGCGCACCGAACGAATCGACTCCCGACTCGATGAGGTGGCCGAAAGTGTCGAAGGGAACACCAACGACATAGACGACCTCCAAAGCAAGGTGAATCGGAATACAACTATTCTCAACGGCATCACGGTCGGCGGCGTTGCCGTCACGACTTGGATTGCCGACAAACTGACGCGACTGTTCCCATGATTCAGGTGGCTGGTGTCAAGTTCCGCGGCACCAGAGAGGGTGAGGCCAACGAAGGTCGCATCCCGAAGGACGGCTTCGAGGACCACTACCTCATCGCCGCAGGCTCGAAACGTAAGTCGTCTTACCTCGTGGTTGACACCGACGGCTACCTGCGTCGTGGAAGCGTCGAAAATGCGTGGAATCATCGAGGACAGACCGACCGGGACGTTGAACACTCGATTCGGCGTCTCGCGCGGTACTTCGATGACCCGCCCATCCCCGACAACGCCATGACGGTCAACACCAACTGGATGGAGTTCGAGGATGACACCTCGGCTCCCGACGACGGCGACGAGCGTCTGCTCAACATCGAGGAGACGTTCGCCATGACGGCATCGACCGCCACCGATGATGACTTCGACTTTTCCGAGTTCGAGGAGCGCGTTGGTGACGGGTTCAACGAATACGGCGTCCGCGAGAACTACGCCGACGGGGGTGACACCCTCGAAAGCGTGGACGTAGTGTTCGAGGCGATGGAACCCGGCCCGCCCGAACGTCGTAACGGCGTTCGCATCACGGAGGACTTCCTCCGAAAGGTGGCTGAAAAGGACTACGCGGACCCCAGTCAGCCTCCGCACCTCGTTGACCACGAGCGGAGTGATTCTTTCTCGAAGGTCGGCGACGTGAAGGAGGTCTGGTTCTCCGAGTCACGGGGCAAACTGATGCTCATGGCTCGGGTCCCGAACACGGGAAGTCGGACACACGACGAAGCCATCCAGCGTTACACTCACGAACCGCCGAGTTGGCGCGATGGCTCCGTCGGGTTCGGCAAACAGTATCGAGCCGTGCGGAACTCCGACGGCGAGCCGGAACTCAAGGACGGTCGCCTACGGGAGTTCTCGACGGTCAACTTCCCCGGTGGCTACGACGAGGGCGGCATCCGTGCCGCGTTCGCCGAGGCCGCGGTAGAGGAGGCAGAACAGTTCGAGTTCGATGACGCCGCTGACGAAGGAACCCGAGAGGGGGACGCGGCAGAGAACTCGGCGACGGCGGTTCACAGCGAAACCATCACCTTCTGATACGAAACATGGACCTGAACTTTGTGGTGGCATCAAATTCAAGTCCATCGGACCACAATAGCCGATATGGCTACTTGTAATTGGTGCGAAAAGGACTTCGAGCCGACGCCGGGGAGTACCGGAAAGTTCTGTTCGGAAGGCTGTTACGGAAAGTGGTGTTCCGAAGAACGGACTGGTGACGAAAGTCCGGCGTGGACAGGTGGAAAGGTCCTCTACAACTGCGAGTGGTGTGGTAAAGAAGTTGAACGTTACCCTTCCCAAGCCGGGAGATTTTGTTCAACTTCCTGTGCTAACTCCGCTCGTAAACGTGGAAAGAACAATCCAAGGTACTCCGGTGGGCACGCCGGATACCTTTCGGGAGCAGTTAGAGACGCTTTGGCCGACTGGTCTTGGGCGTCTCGAATCTGTAAGAAACTTGCCGACTATGAGTGCGAACTTTGCGGGAAATCCGCAGAGGAAGCCAGTCGGCTTGATGCCCACCACATCGTTCCGGTCACTGCTGGTGGTACGAACCATCAGGACAACCTCATGTGCGTGTGTGCTTCTTGCCACCCGCGCGTTGAGGCAGTATCAAAGAGTGTCACAGAAACACATCTCAAACCCACACATGGAACTTAACTTCAACCAAGTCTCTTACGATGGCGACCTCGCAGAGTTCGACCGCGACGGCCTCATCGAACTGGTGAACGAGTTCGAGAACGCTCAGGAATCGAACGTCGCCGAGTTCGAGAAGGCGGCAGAAACCCTCGAAGCCGTTGACGAGGCGGCTATCGAGGAGTTCACGGAAGCGGACGAGGAACTGGCAGAGGAGGTCGCGGAGAAGACCTTCCTCTCGGACGAGGAGGCGGAAGCCCTCTCCTTCGAGCGCAAGCGCGAAGTTCTCGCCGAGGCAGAGGAGTACGAGGCTTCTGACGAGGACGACGAAGACGAGGAGGACGAGGACTTCGACATGGGTAAGCGCGGTGCGACCCACGGCGAGGACGAGGACTTCTCCGACGACGTTCGTGACCACCTCTCGAACATCACGGGAGTCGTCGTGGACGAGTAAACCCCCTTCAGTAACTTCTCATGGCAAACTTCAACATCGCTACTGGTAGCGAACAGCCCATCAACCGAACCGGCCTCGACAACATCCAGATTCAGGGTGACGACGTGCAGGGTACTCTGGTCGGGGTGGACAACTCCGGCTCCGAGCCGCAGTTGGTCGAAGCGGACGCGGCCAACGGCATCCCCGCGGTCGGCGTCCTGCTCCCTCAGGAGGTCTTCCCCGAGGACCCGCACTCCTACGTTGGGAGTCACGAACTCACCGAGGAGATGGCGCAGATGTTCTCGGAGATGGACCGCACCGAGGTCGGCGACCGCGTGACCCTCATCCGGTACGGCGTCGAACTCGCCAACGACGGCGCGGACATGGACCTCACTCCCGGCGAGCCGGTCTACCTCGCCGAGGGTGGTGGTTTCACGCAGACGAAGCCCTCGAACTCGGGGAGCATCGTCCAGATTCTCGGCGTCGCCCTCGACCCCGAGGACATGGGCGAGACGGTCGCCGAGGGCCGCGAGCGCCTGCTTCTGGACATAGAGGCAGGCTACGAGACGGTCGCGTAGACTCAAAACTGACAACTTAACTCTTAGACACAACCATGCCTACTGGACGACATTCCGAGATTCTGACGAAGGACGGTCGCACGCTGGAGGAGATGCTGGACCTCACCCGCGAACTCATCAACGGTTTCAACGAAGCGGAACGCCCGTTCCGCGATATGTTCGCCACGGAGGTCACTCAGCAGACTTTCTTCCAAGACCGTCCCAACACCGACCTCTACTGGGACAAGATTGCGGAGGGTGAGCACCCCCGCACCATCGTCGATGAAGACGAGGAGGGCAAGTGGATTACCATCAACGGCGACACCTTCGCCAAGGGCCTCGGCATGACCCGTGAGCGGTTCGAGAAGTCCACCTCGGACCAACTCATGCGTCGTGTCGAGACGATGCTGGAAGGGGCGGCCAACACGCAGGACCGCCTCATCCGCAACATCTTCAAGCAGGGCATCGCCGACGGGCGCGAACTGTGGTACGACGTGCCCGACTTCGGCGAGCACAGCCACGACCGCACCCACAACCACGTCTTCGACACCACGTCCGACCTGTTCGGCGACTCGAACGCCCACGAGCCTCACGAGCACATCGAGCGGGCGAAGGAACACCTGACCCACCACAACTACGACGGTCCCTTCGTGGCCCTCATCTCCACGAAGTTCAAGCGCAAACTGCGCGACGAACTGACGTGGGACGCGCAGTACCACATCCCGATGGCGTCGGGCCTCCGCACCGCCGACGTTCGGGACCTCGAAATCATCATCGACAACGTGCGGATGGTCGAGTCCCCGTGGATGACCGGCGACCACTTCTACCTTACGCAGGTGGACAACGAGGGGCCGGTCAAGTTCTACAACGACCAGCCGGTTGACGTGACCCGGCCCAACGGCGCGTCGGTCACGTCGCCCGGCGACCTCCTCGGTGCTCGGGGCTACGCGCGCTTCGGTGCGCGATTCGTGGACCCGCTCCGTGCTGTCGAGGTCACGGCGGACAACCTCGCGTAGAGGTTCCTCGTAGCCTGACCCGATGAGGGCAGGTACGCACATCAGGCAGGTGTAACATGACTACGAAACACGAATTTCGACTTGAGTTCCGGGTCATCACGGACTACTCCGAGGACGAACTGTCCAACGCGGAGTTCGAGGCCGTGATGAACCGGGCGGAGAAGCACATCCGGGCGGAGAAGTCCGGCCTCGATGAGGAGTTCGACCTTCTATCGGACGCCCAAGCCGAGGAGGCGCTGTTCTGGTTCACCTGCCTGTTCGCAAAGGTGGCCACCGGGGAACTGGATTCGCAGACCGTACAGGTCGGGGCGATTGACAGCGACACCCTGCTCGCCAAGGCTGACGACGACGTAACCGAGTGGTTCCGTAACGCACGCGGCGCGATGCGGAACTTCCGGGCTGACCAACTCATCCAGTCCGCAAGTCCGGTACGCGGCGAACGTCAGTACGAGCGGGGTACGCTCCGCGACAGCGGCGGTGCTACTGACCTGAACGGACTATGAACATCGGGCCTGACGTGACCACCCAGTTGCATCGGCTCGGGAACGAAGCCACCGTGCTCGTCCCGACCGAGGCTGGTGAGAACGCCTTCGGCAACCCGCAGAACGACTACGCCGAGGACCGGACGGTGTACGCGGTTCGGACGTACCCGAACCGGAACACCACCATCGAATCGGCGTCGGGTGACATGACCACCGACAGGCCGGTGTTCCTGTTCCCCAAGAGCGAGTCCGAGCCGGACCCGCCGCAACCGGAAGACCACCTCCGGTACAACGGTCGGGTCTACGAGATGCAGTCTCCGACCCACTACGAGACGCACGTCGAGTTCTTCGGCGAGTACGTCCGACACTGACGCCGCCTCATCGCATGAGTGACCTCAGTCTCAAGGCCGAGATAGACGGCCATCAGCGAGTTGACGACGCCCTCCGAGAAGGTCTGAAAGAAGGCCTCAAGGAAACCGGCGAGTGGCTTCAGCGACGTGGGAAACGTCGCGCACAGGAACGTGTGCGGGCCACCGACCGGGTGTGGCGTGAGCGTGTCTACCACGGATTCTCTGACCCCGATGGCACCACGGAAGGTGGTACGTGGGAGGGGTCGCTCCGTAACGAGGCACCACACGCCGAAATCGTGGAAGATGGCCTCGAACCCGGTGAGGCGAACCCGCCGGTCCAGAACATCATCGAGTGGGTCAGCGACAAGTTGACCCCCGAGCCTGCGACCGGCAGGGACCTCTCCGACTGGGACCCGGAACTCCAAGCCCTCGCCGAGGACTACCATCCCGGCTACGTGCTCACGGCCTTTGCGGTCAAAGAGCACATCGAGAAAGAGGGCTACCGCGGCATCGGCTACATGGACGCCGCAGAACGCTACATGAGCAGTATCGGCCCGATGGTTCTCCATCGGAAGGTCGAGAAGAACATGGAGCGCGCTCTGCGGAGACACGGCCTCAAGTAACCTTCTCATGGACGAAACAACGCTCATCGCAACCCTCGAAGACCGGCTGGACTCGGCTCTCGATGTGCCTGTTCGGACGGCTGGTCACGAGGACGAGCGCCCGGTCCCGGCGGCCATCATCGAAGACTGGGACACGACCGACTTCACCTACCACAATACCCCGTTCGCGGGGGAACGTGTTGGCGACCTCGACGGCGATGGCAACCGCGAGTACGAGCGCGTGTTCCGGTTCTACTACGAGACGCGAGTGGAAGTCACAGCGCGTCACTCCGATGAGGTCGCGGCGTCCCGACTCAAAGACGACGTGAAGAACGTGTTTCGGGAAATCCGCATCGACCCCGATTCGTTCCACGCTCATCTTCGCAACTGTCTCCCCCGAGGTTCCGGCAACCCACAGCACCAGTTCACGGAGCCACGGGAGACGGAACTCGGGGTTTCGGCCCTGTTCAAGGGCTTCCACGAGGTCGTGCGCTCGGACTACGACACCATCGAACAGGTGAAGGAATCCTTCCACATCGAGCAGTAACCCTTTCGACTTCTCAACATGACTCAGTACGGCGACAAGCAGGAACCCGGAATCGTCACTGACGTTACCTCCTCGCTCGGCATCCCGACTACCGGGGAGGCTCCCAGTGACGTTGGCATCGTTGGTCAGGCAAACCTCGGCGACGGCGCGTCGCAGGGGTCTGCTGACCCGAACACAGTCTATCAGGTCACGCGCGCCAGTCGCGCCGAGCAGTGGTTCGGCGACCGCGACACGAGCCTCCTGACTCAGGGCATCATCGACGCCCTTCAGGAGGGTGCGTTCCCGGTCTACGCGGTGGCACCCGAGGCTATCCCCGTCACCGGGGAAGACCACTCCGGCATCTCGGATACGTCCGTGACGCTGGACAAAGGTCCCGCCCGCGAGGACCCGTCGGCCATCACCGTTACCCTCGACGGGACGGACCTCTCCACGAACCTCGTCCTCGATGACCCCGCTACGTACACGGTCGCAGATGGCGAGTGCTACGTCAACCCAGTTCGCGGGACGCTGGAAGTTCCGGCGGCTCCCTCGAACAGCCTGACGGTGAACTACGAGCACTTCGACTACTCCACCGCCCACGACACGATGGCGCAGGACGCGGGCGGCGTCATCGACTTCTTCACCCCCATCAGCGAGCGCGATTCGGTCGTGGACGACGCGCAGGTGACGGTGGAAGCGATGGAGGACGAGTACGACCTCGCTCTCCTCGACGCCGGGGCGGCCATCCACATCTCCTCGGTGCTGGACTTCACCAACCCCTACGACGACTCCCGCACGCAGGTTCTCTACCCGACGCGGTTCGCCGACGGTACGTCTGCGGTTGCGGCCTACGCTGGTCGTCGTGCGGCCATCGGCATCGAGACGACGCCCATCAACAAGCGCCTCGCCTCGAACAAGCAACTCCACCCCACGCAGGCTCGTGACGTGGACCGCGCGTTCCGCGGTTCGCTCATCGACAAGAACGTGGTTCCGCTGGCCGACGAGGCTGGTGGCGCTCGCATCGTGGACGACCCGACCACGGTGACGCAGGAGAACAGCGAGGAGTACGGGATGCAGTACGGTTTCAACCGCCTCGTGATGGACTACATCATCGAGACGGTTCGGGTCAACGAACAGCCTTTCATCGGGCG